GGGAGCCATATTCTGCCGAATGGTTAAAGACCGAGGATGGGTGCATGGTTGAGTTCGACGACGATAAATGCGAACACGGATTTGAGACTTTAGAAGTTGTCAGGGCGAGAGAAGAAGCGGAAGGTGAACATGACATCTAGGACATTAGAGTTTGTCCGCGTTCGTGAAACGATGATCCAGAATGACATAAAACAGGACATTCTTACGGAGCAATTGAGAAGGGACGCAGTGAAGGTTGATCGGTTGTGCGACAAGATTCACGGGCAGTACAGGGAGATTTTGAAGCAAATTGAAGGGAGGAGGCGGGTATGAAGAAGAAGAAAAATGAATTGGCAGTTGTGCCGGAAACTCCCGGGACTCCCGGGACTCCCGTAGAAATGATAACTCGCGCCATCACGAACGGAGCGGATCTGGAAAAGATGGGGAAACTACTTGAATTGCAGGAGCGTTGGGAGGCCAATGAGGCGAAGAAGGCATACCATCGCGCCATGTCGGCTTTCAAATCCAATCCTCCGTCAATCGAAAAGGACAAAAAGGTGTCCTATAACTCTGGGAAGGGAACGGTTAAATATAACCATTCCTCCCTGGCCAACGTCACCGGGAAAATCAACGAAGCCCTGAGCCGCCACGGGCTTTCTGCTTCATGGAAAGTGACCCAGAATGGATCGGTGTCCGTGACCTGCAAGATCACCCACGAGCAGGGCCACAGCGAAGAGACGACCTTGACGGCGCCAGCCGACGACACCGGCTCCAAGAACGCCATTCAGTCAATCGGGTCGACCATAACCTACCTTGAACGCTACAGCCTCCTTGCTTTGACCGGATTGGCGACGCACGAAATGGATGATGATGGGAAGACAGTGGGAACTGAAAAAATAAGCGAAGAAGAGATTAACACCATTCTTGACCACCTTCTTGATCTTGGGACTCCTGTGGAAAAATTCCTTGATTACATGAAGATCGAAAAGATCGAGGATATGCCAAAATCAGACCTCCAAAAAGCGAATGTTGCTATCAAAAGCGCACGGGACAAAAAGGGAGCGAAAAAATAATGAAAATAATTGAGTGTGTCCAAGGCAGCCCGGAGTGGTTCGCGGCCAGGTGCGGGATTCCAACGGCCAGTAATTTCGACAAGATAGTTGATTCCTCTGGGAAGGCGTCCAAACAGAGGACGAAATACCTCTACCAGCTTGCAGGAGAGCGCATTACCGGCAAGTCCGAGGAAACCTACAAGAACGCGGCCATGACCAGGGGAACGGAAATGGAGGGCGAGGCCAGGAGCTTCTATGAGCTTATGACGGGGAAGAATATCGAGGTCGTGGGATTCTGTTCCACGGAAGGGAAGTCCATTTACGGGGCTAGCCCGGACGGCCTTGTGGGCCACGACGGGGGGATTGAAATAAAATGCCCGCTGATCTCAACCCATGTGGGCTACCTTCTAGCCGGAACACTCCCGACCGATTATTTCCAGCAGGTTCAGGGCGGACTACTGGTCACCGCCCGCAAGTGGTGCGACTTCATCAGCTACTACCCGGGCATGAAGCCCCTGGTGGTGCGCGTCCAACCGGACAAAGAGTTTGAGTGCAAGCTCAGTGTTGAACTGGAACTGTTTTGCGACGAACTGGACGCTATCGTCCAGAAGATCAAATAAGGGAGGGCTGACATGGAACAAAATCAACTGCAAATCATTGTCCAGGAAAGCGGACTTGATTCGACAAAAGCAAAGTTTATTCTGGATAATTTCCAGAATTATTTTGAACTCGCCTCCGAGTGGGAGACGAAGGCCAAGACCATCATTGTGACCTCCGGGGATCAAGTGGAGGCCATGAAACAGGCCAGGGAAGGCCGGTTGGAATTGCGGGAGAAGCGCCTCGCCATCGAGAAATCCCGCAAGGACTTAAAGGAACAATCCCTGCGCGAGGGCAAGGCCATAGACGGCATCGCCAACATCCTCAAGGCCCTGATCGTTCCCATCGAGGAATACCTTGAGACCCAGGAGAAGTTCGTCGAAATCCAGGAGGAAAAGAAGGCGGAGGTCCGGAGGCTGGAGGTAGAAAAGCGCATGGCCGAAGAGGACCGGATCGCGGCAGAAAAGGCCGCAGCCGAGTCGGAGCGTTTGCGCGTTGAGAACGAAAAGCTGAGAAAGGAAGCTGAGGAACGCGAGCGCACGGCGGCGGCAGAACGTAAGTCTCAGGCGGACGCCATTGCCAAAGAAAGGGCGTTGGCCGAAGCCGACCGTAAGAAGATCGAGGATAAGGCGAGAGCGGAGAAGGCGCAACTCGAAGCGAAGGCCAAGTCAGAGCGGGAAAAGCAAGCCGCTAACCTTGCGGTTGAACGAGCCAAGTCCGAGGCCGAGAAGCGAGCCCTTGAGGAAAAAGCCCATGTGGAGAAAGAGAAAGCGCGGAAAAAACTTGAGGCCGAGAAGCAGGAACGCGAGAGATTAGAACAGGTATTGAGAGATCAAATTCAATGCCCGTTCTGCCGTAAAAAATTCACACTGACAAAGGAGGTCGCATGAAGTATTTTGACGTATGCACGAAGAAGGTATACCAGAAGGATGGGAAAGAAAAGGTTATCTGGCTGAAAGCCGGAACCATGAAACTGACTGACGATGGAAAGACATTTCTGGAATTGAATATGTTTCCCATGACTCCCTTCTATGTCTTCGAGCAGAAGAAGAAAGAAGAAGCAGAGTTTGGAGCGTAATATGGAAACAGAAAGACCGAAAAATTCAGACGAAATAGCGTCTGAGTTGGTGGAGAAGGACAAGGAGATTATAGAGGCCGGGAATGAATTGGACACAGTCCTGTCCGAACTTTACACACATAAAAAGAGGGTTGTTGAACTGACAGAGGATGCTCGGAAGGGTAAACATAATCTGAGCAGGATGAGGACGGAGAAGGATATTTTGGAACGGCAGTATTGGAAAAGTCGTTGACCCCATCCGAACTTGTCCGCAAATTTGAAGAATCCGGCAAGGCAATCCACGACTTCTGCGTTGAGCATGTTATTAACGAATCGCAATTTATAAGATTTTTGGCAGAACAAAGAGGTTGACTTGGATAAGAAGAATCAAATGAATGTTCGGATTTGCTGTAAATGTAAAAAGAAAATGAAGAAATTTGAACATAGTTGGTCATGGATTGACAACGGTATGATCATATACGAGCATATAAGAACTTGCCCCTGAATGGGTTGCCCGCAGTAATTTTTTATGAACTTTTACGATAATCCTAAAGTCATTCAGGCATAGAAACCATAAAATACCTTGTACTTGCGGATTGGTGCATAAGTGAAAATCTCAGCCAAAGAAGCTATCCGTAACCGCTTGAAGGGAGCGTCTACGCCGTTGGCAATCCACGAGTTTTTATTGCAAGGATACAGTGAAAATGCAATCGGTTCACGGCTCCCAGAAATGGCTCTTGCGGGTGAAGTGGTAGGAACGAAGCGTCACGGGACTTCATATAAAGAGTGGCGGTTAGTTGAAAAATCACCATGCGACATAGCAAGCACGGTGCAAAAAGTTGAGGTTAAATTCGATGGAAATCAGGCGGTGATGTTCGGATGAACTATCAAGAGTTTTTGCAGAATAAAGGCAAGCGGTTTTCTGGGGTTGGACTAGATATTCAACCGCACAACTTCCTCTACGAATGGCAACGCCTGATAATTGGTGAAGCTCTCAAAAAGGAACGTTTTGCGATATGGGCAGACTGTGGACTTGGAAAGACTCCCATGCAATTATCCTGGGCGCAGAAGATCGTGGAGACTACCGGCAAGAAGGTTTTAATTGTGGCTCCCCTTGCGGTATCTCTGCAGACTGTCCATGAAGCGGAAAAGTTTGGAATCATGGTCAAGTATTCCAGGGGGAAAGAAGTGGACTCCAAAATCATCATAACGAACTATGAAATGTTGGAGCATTTTTCAGCGTCAGACTTTATCGGGGTAGTTCTTGACGAGTCATCCATCCTCAAAAACTACTCCGGCAAGATCAGGAACCTGATTATTGAGATGTTTTCCAATACTCCCTATCGGTTGGCCTGTACAGCGACTCCGTCTCCCAACGACTTTATGGAGATCGGGAATCACTCGGAGTTTTTAGGGATTATGAAACGGACTGAGATGCTTTCAAATTACTTTGTCCACGACGGCGGGGAAACTTCAAAATGGCGTTTGAAAGGCCACGCTGAAGGCATTTATTGGGATTGGATAGCGACATGGGCTATTGTTATAAGCAAGCCGTCAGATATTGGATTTGAAGATGGAGGATTCAAACTTCCGCAGTTGAATTACAACGATCATTTTTTGGACTCAGACGTGCCAACGGAAGGGTATTTAATCTCCATGCCTGCCATCTCTTTGGGAGAACAGCGTAAAGTTAAATCGGTCAGCGTTGAATCCAGGGTACAAAAAGCCGTTAATATTGTTGGTGGGATAAAACAATCTGTTGTTGTATGGTGCGAATTGAACCGTGAGGGTGATCTGTTGGAGTCGAAACTGAAAGGATTGGGAGCCGTCCAGATTTCAGGTGCGGACTCAATCGAAGAAAAGGAAAAGAAACTGATCGGGTTTTCGAATGGGGATATTCGGATTCTGATTACCAAGACATCCATCGCCGGATTTGGATTGAACTGGCAACATTGCCATAACGCCATATATGTAAACGTGACTCATTCCTACGAGGATTTATATCAATCCGTTAGACGGTTTTGGAGATTCGGACAGAAGAAACCAGTAAACATCCATCGCATTTTACTAACTAGCGAGCAGCCGATTTTAGCGAACATTGAAAGAAAACATCTGGAAGCGGAGCGAATGAAAAAATCTATGATCGAAGTATGGAGGAAGAAATGGAATACAAACTTATCAATGGCGATTGTGTAGAGGAAACTGAAAAACTGGAATCGGAAAGCATAGGGTATACGATATTCAGCCCTCCGTTTGCCTCGCTCTACACATACTCAGACAACCCGAAAGACATGGGGAACTGCTCTGGTTCAGAGGAATTTTTCAGGCATTTTGACTACTTGATTCCTGAGCTTTTCCGGGTCACGAAGTCAGGGAGGTGTCTTTCATTCCATTGCATGAACCTGCCAACTAGCAAGGAAAAACATGGAGTGATAGGGATTGAAGATTTCAGGGGTAAGCTCATTTTGGCTTTTCAAAAACACGGGTTCATATATCGGTCTGAGGTTTGTATCTGGAAGGATCCCGTGGTTGCAATGCATAGAACGAAGTCAATCGGCTTGCTTTACAAGCAGTTGAAAAAAGACTCCTGCATTTCCCGTCAGGGAATAGCCGATTATCTTATTACCATGTGGAAGCCTGGGGAAAATAAGGACAGGGTTTTCAAAAAGCCAGAAAACTTTCCGGTGACTTTGTGGCAACAATACGCCTCTCCAGTTTGGATGGACATAAACCCGTCGAACACTTTGCAGTCATTCCGTGATGTCAGGGAAACGAAAGATGAGAGGCATATTTGTCCACTTCAATTAGAGATCATAGAAAGGGGAATTATTCTATGGTCGAATCCGACCGATACCATTCTTTCTCCGTTCGCAGGTGTTGGGTCGGAGGGCTATGTTTCTCTTAAAAACGGACGGAATTTCATCGGGTTTGAATTGAAAAAATCCTACTACGATCAAGCTATCAAGAATCTGGAATTTGCAAAAAATGAGCAAGAATCTGGAATGTTGATATGACCGACTGGACTCAAAGAGAATCCAGACTCTCTCCCTGTTGCGGCATAATCATATTCCTTGACCAATGGGACTCTTATAAATCGAAGTGTTCCAAGTGCAAGCAAGAATGTCCCAGGGAGCCGGTAAGGGATTTTAAGAGTGAAGCAGGTGGATCGTAAAAGGAGGAACAGGTATTTAACTTCAATCAGGAAGCATATTGACATTAAAATGAAAAAGGTATATAATACTAATTATGAAATGGGATAAATCTGATATAGGTAAAGAATATCATAAAAAATATAATAAAAAGTACAGGGGAACTCACAAAAAATATTTTCGCCTATCTCAAAAAAAATATTACTTAACACATAGGGATTATTACAAAATAAAATCAATAGAACATTACAATAAATTTCGTTTTGGAGGTTTAAGAGGATTAGTTTTAGAAAGGGATGGATACAAGTGCCTTCATTGCGGGATGACTGATGTGGAGCACAGAAAAATATGGGGCAGGTCAATTACCATAGACCATATAGATGGATTTGGGAGATATTCAAAAATAAAACACAATACGATGGAAAATTTACAAATACTTTGTTTGTCATGTCATGGTAAAAAAGACATTAAAAGGAGATATATAAAATGAAAAAGTTAATTCTAGGCATAGCAATCGGACTGGCGTTAGCGTTGAGTGGGAAGGTGATAGCGGGATGTTTCAAGTGCTTCTCTTGCGATGGGACAGGAATGAAATGGAGCCAATGCTATTCCTGCAACGGACAGGGCGGGAGTTACTCTACCTGTTTTTCCTGTTCAGGCAGAGGCGAGAATTGTTATTGATCGTCGGTAAATGTGGTATTGACAAACTAATTGTGAAATGTTAAATTTTAGTATGCGCTTACGGTTTAATTCAAAATTTATACAAATCGAAAACCCTTCGAGGGTGGCCGTAGGCGCATACCTTCCTAAGCCCTCGGGGGGACTTTTTTGAATCACATCTCAGTTATTGTTAATGATTTTTTAATGGAAATGGAATACAGGACGAACATAAACGAAATGACCATATCATTGTTAGAAAGTAAAATTAAGGACAATGAATCGCTTGATCTTGAAACTAGAGTAAACATTGTAAAAAGACTTCCTGAGTTTTCTCCCGAACAGCAGAAAAAAATAACATCTCTTTTAATTCAAATTAAATACTAATGAAAGACACAGCCATTTCTTACGCTCAAAAAGGATGGGCTGTGTTTCCTCTCATACCAAACTCAAAGAAACCACTTACTACTCATGGACTCAAAGACGCTTCCAAAGACATTCGGCAGATAGAAGAATGGTGGACAAAATGGCCTGACGCTAACATCGGAATTGCGACAGGAGCTATTTCTGGAATTGATGTTGTTGACGTCGATGTAAAAAATGGCGCAAAGGGTTTGGAAACATTAAAAAAGTTATTTTTAGCGCCGACATTAACAGTTAAAACTCCTAGCGGTGGATTCCATTTTTATTATAAACATACTCCTGGATTGAAAAATAGGACAAATTTTTTACCTGGGATAGACTTTAAGACAGATGGCGGTTATGTGGTCGGGGCAGGATCTAAAATAGGAGAAACAGGTTATGAATCATCCTATAATTGAACTGCCACAAGTTATCATGGACGCTTTCAAGATTCAAAAGATTTTCGCTCCAATATGTGAAAAGGAGCAAATAGTATCTGGTGGAAGAAACGCCAGACTTGCTTCTATGGCCGGAGCCATGAGGCGGCAAGGAATGACTGCGGAACAAATACTGCCTTCCTTGCGAACAGTCAATAATCAAAAATGCAATCCTCCGCTTTCGGATGGTGAAGTTCAATCCATAGCCAATAGTATAGGCCGTTACATCCCTAATATCTTTGGTGAAAAGCTGTCTGGTGAAAAGCTGTCTGGTGAAAAACTGTCAGAGGAATCTCTTAAATTGAAGACTCGGCAGATTATTGGAAGCATTAAAATAATACATGATGAATTTGAAGCTATGGGTTGTAATAATGATTTCTGGGACAGGGCAAAAAAGACTATCCCAAAACTTACCGAAGAACTGATGTTAGCCGGAGAAAACATAGACAATAAATTTCAAATATACAAGGAAAATGGAGATTTTACCATAGTTGAATTTGCCATTAAGCAGTATAGAAACGCATGGAGCAAATTACTTTCGGCAAGTTGATGGATAGAGAGACTCAGAGGGTATTTAATGCTTTGCAAAGTGATTCAAATTTCAATACCATTGAGAACCTTGAAGAATACGCAGACAGACTTTACAAGACATACTGGAATAAATGCGATATAGTCAGAGAGGTGAACAAGGCAGGACTCTGGATTTTATCGAACCCACGGAGGTCGAAGAAAAATTGGAAACGATACCTGACAAACTGGTTGGCGAGAAAGTAAATTTTTTAGATTCTTACTATGAGTATGCCAGTCATGTGACCGACGCGCCTGTAAAATTTCATGAATTTATGGCTTTAGTAACGGCAGGGATAGTTATGGCAAGGCATAGATACTTTCAATTCGGACACCAGAGGATTTATCCTAATTTCTACATGGTCATTTTAGCTCCTTCGTCTCTTTTTCGCAAATCAACGGCATTGTCAATCAGTCAAGGCATGATTCGAGCCATTGATCCGATGAGAGTTTATCCTTCGGACTTTTCCCAAGAGAAGATCATGGAAACGTTAAAAGAAACCCCGACAGGCGCGTTCTATTATTATGAGTTCAAGTCTCTTATGGAATTGATGAACCGCGATTATATGGCTTCAGCCAAATCTTTTTTTACAGAGCTTTACGATTGCAACGATATGGGAGTTGCGAGGATTTCAAAATCTTTTGAGATTAAAGATCCCTGCTGTTCCATAATCGCCGCCACGACTTCGGATTGGTTTACTGAAAGCATTAAAAGAGGCGATGTTGAAGGTGGATTTTTGGGTAGATTTATATATATTTACTCCAAAGTTAAACTCAGGGACGATTCTATTCCCCCTGACCCTGACATTAAAAAATGGGCTGAATGCATGCAGGAATTGAGATCAATTCAGGGCGCGGATGATTGCCAGATGACCCTAACCTCAGAAGCCAGGGAAAGGTACGATGTTTTTTACAAAACTTTCGCCAAAAAATACGAAGATATGAATCATTCATATAGATCACTTTTTTCCAGATTAAACATATATTGCTTGAAATTAGCTATGGTTTTGGAGACTTGCAACACTAAAGGCTCCCAGATTAGCCTTAAAACGCTTGAAAATGCCATTTATTTGGTAGGATGGCTTACTGAGACTACCATTAAACTATGTCAGAGCGAATTGAGCTTTTCCAAGTCTGAAAGTCAAGAAAAGAAAGTTTTGGCCTACCTGGACGACCGTAAGACAGCGCCAAGATCTGAAGTATTGAGGGCTTCCCACTTATCTTCCAAAGAAATGGACGCTGTCATAGTAACGCTTGTAGCAAAGGAATTGGTCATTTTAGAGAAAAAGACCATTGATGGGAGCCATAAACAGACAGAAATGATAACCTTAAACGGCCACCATGAATAGTTCACGGCTTGTAAACCTTGTGAAATATCGGCCAATAGTTCACAACTTAATTCACAGGCCGCTTTTTAACAACTTTTACTGTCTTAAACCATACCAATACTTCACACTTCACACACATACATACACACACACACAACAACAACAAAAGAATGACTAGGTTGATTTGATTGTAGGGGTAGGCAAACTTTGTGAATTGTGAATTATTGGATTTAGATGCGTTTAAATGCAGATTTAACAAACTAGCAAGGGAGGTGAAGAATGAAACCCTGGAGCATGGCAACAGCCGATCGCCGATTTGCGGATTTTATAAAGAGTCGGGATGGTGAGTGTCAGAGGTGCGGGCGCAAAAGTAACCTGACCTGTTCGCATTTCGTTCGGCGCAACATTTTTGCTTTAAGATACGATCCTCAAAATTGTATCGCTTTATGCTTAAAATGCCACAGAAAGTGGGAGGACGACAAGCATGGCGAGTATCAGAGTTTCATGGAATCGCGTATCGGTGCGGCGGCGGTATATCATCTGTGGTTCCTTTCCAGAAATGCAATGATGAAAAAGCGAGAGGCGGTGGAGCGGTGCCGGGAGTTTCTAGATGGGCAGTACAAGGTTGGGGGGACGAAATGAAACCAATGAGAAGTTTTACAAATGCCAAAGGACATGGGTTTGCCCCATTGAATTTGGCAAATGACGCCAAGTGCATAGGGGTTTTTGGCATAGTGGCAAATAGCAACAAACATGCCACAAATGAACAGGTGTTTTGGACGTTTTAATGACTAGAAGCAGAGGCAGTTTATAGATGCCGGCTAAATTCTCGGTTCATTCTTACCGTAAAAAGGTGCTTGTTTTTGACTTTCCATTTACCTATCCGTCGCTGAATCAGGTCAACGGAATGGGGTGGAGGAAGCGTAAGAAAGCCCACGACGAGTTCCAGGAGCAAGTGGGTAAGCATTTGTTGAATCCAGTGAAGTTTGACGGCAAGGTCAAGATTTTTATTGACCTCTGTTTCAAGACCAAAAAGCGCCGGGACAAGGACAACTACACGCCGAAGTGGTTGCTGGACTGTCTGGTGAAAAGCGGGATCATCAAGGACGATAGTTCCGAATTTATACCGCAACCGGCGGACATAGAATTTTTTCAGGACCATATGGAAAGAACCGTTGTGAAGATCGAAGAAATATGACCCTCACCCTCCTCACCTACCTCCCGATGGTAGTCTTTTGGCATGAGGCGTGGGTGGTTGCGTTGTGGCTTAATTTGCCGTTGATCGTGATACTCTGGAAATTGAGGGAGGGATAATGGAGAGAGCAATAATCGTTGACATAGACGGAACGCTTGCAGATTGTGAACATCGATTGCATTTTATAAAAGAACAGAATCCGAAGGATTGGAAGTCTTTTCATGCCGGAGTGAAAGACGACAAGATAAATTACTGGTGTCTGGCTTTAATTTCTGGGATGACAGATATGTGCAAGATAATTTTTGTTTCCGGCAGAGTTTACGAAAGCAGAGAAGATACTTGCAAATGGTTGTTTTTGAATAAAATCCCATACGATCTGCTTTTCATGCGAGAGAAAGGAGACTATCGAAACGACGACATTTTGAAAGAAGAAATATACGAGAAATATATCAAGGACAAGTACGAGATACTTTTCGTTATAGACGACCGCAAGCGAATAGTTGATATGTGGCGAAGAAAAGGACTTGTCTGTTTGCAATGTGCAGAGGGACTCTTTTGAAACTGTGTAAGGAAGATTGTGCGGATGGGAATTTCTGAGGGAAAGATAAAAGTGGCGAAATACTGGGTATGGAGTTTTGACGTTAAAAATGAACCATTCAGAATTTACGGAATCAAAAATTATTATTTTCCACTGAAAGAAAAAGGGGTTATGCCGTGGTCGGGAGATTCGCTGGACGAGGCAAGACGGGAATGCAAGCTGGCAAATGCGAAAAGAAAAGTGACAATTGAAAATCCGAATCAAGAATTTCTGTGGAGGCCAAAGCCATGACTAAGAATGAAATAGAGAAGTTGGCAGAGAAAGTTCGATTATGGATAATTGAAGTTTTGAAAAATAGGTTGTCCCAGAATGAAGTTGCGTTTGAAATCTCCGAATTGATCGAGAAGGAGAAAGCCGGGTTATTGAAGGACGCTATCGAATTGGCAGAGATAGCTGAAATGGAGGGCGGCCTTGCAGGAGAGTTGGGTGAGAAGTTCCTCGCCAAGTATAAAAAGGAGAAGAAATGAAATATATTTTCATCATATTTTGCCTTGTATTAAGTGGGTGTGGTGTATTAAGGGACGCGAGAAGTTACAGGAATTATTGGGTTAAAAATTCGGTTGGTTTCATGTGCCTTCAATGCGCTTTTAATGGGAGGGCTGAAAGAGCGCGTATGGTAGCCCAGGGCGGTGAAGATCGGTGCTTCAAATGTGAGCGAGGTCATTCCTTTTGGATTTTCATGGATAAATTTGATTCAAAGGAATACTATTATCACAATGAAATGCGCAATCTTTCCCAATACAAAATAAGTGTTTGGATAGATGATGAGTATGGTATAAAGCCATGAAGAATAAAAAGGTTTGGGAAGTAAGCATAGAGTTTGCTGAATGTAATTATGGATTCAAAAACATTTCATAGTCTAACGAAAGAAGAATCAAGAATCAAGCAACAGGCGATAATCTACGATGAGTTGTCTGAAACATCGGAACAGGATTGGGATAAACTAACAGAGTTTATGAGGAAAGCATGACCCCCGACAAGCTTGATAAGCTGGCGAGGGAGGTATATAAAATTTATTGGGCTGATATTGAAAATGCAGCATGGAAAAAAAGTTCAATAAAAGAAATCTGGCGTTCGATAGTCAGGCACATAGAAAAGAATTTAGGTGAGTAAAAATCAGGAGAGGAGGCCACCCATGACCGATAACAGCAAGCAGGCGCAGTACAAGACGCTCCGTGAATACTACGCAGGGAAGGCGATGGAGGGGCTATTGTCGCAGACAATACCGGGAGAATTGGCTGAAAGTGTGGCAAGACGATCTGTTGCCTACGCCGACGCTCTAATAAAAGCATTGAAGGAAACCCATGAGTGAAACAAAGAAAGACCTTGAGAGGCAGTTAAAGCAAATGAGCGTTAATTGCCATTTTCTGATCGAGCAAATTGACAAAGTTCACATGGCATTTAATTTGCCAATAGGAACATGGCAACAGAGGGCTGAAATGGTAGGGAACTTAAAACCATGAATGATGAAATTATACACAAATATGTGAATCTGATTCTGGATGAGTACATTGAATATGTAACATGGGATGATAAATTAAATCCTGAGCAAAAGGCGATGCGAAAAAAATCCGTTCAAGCCATGCGGAAGTTTACTTTTGTAAAGGAGGAAAACCATGAATGAAATCACGCCGGAAATAGTGAAGAAATGGCCTGAGTTTTTCATAGAACATTATAAATGTATTCATTGTTTTGCGTGGGTAAAACATGAAGATTATTGTTTGGTTCCCGAAGTCATCCGACTCCGTGAAGAACTGGCTTCAGCCCATGAGAAGATTGAGGCACTGGGAGGGAAAATATGAGCGCAACCGATGACGGCGATTTAGAAACATGGACGGTTCAGGAATTGAAGCAGTACATTTATAAACTCATCGAAGATTATGAAACAGAAATACACAAACATGAAAAAACAAGATTGCGGGAAATAAAATTAGTGAAGGAAATGGAAGCGATAAAATTGGAGCTGGCTCTGGCGAAGAAAGTGGTGGCGGCGGAGATATCCCCTCCATCTCAAAAAAAGTGATTTATTAAACAGCCGCCAATAGGGTTTATTTGAAGTCTAAAAAGTTTTTGAAAGGTTTTATTTTTTATTTCTTTCACTTGACTTGACAATAAATACATAGTTTTGTAAATTACTGTAAGTGGCGCGGGTAAAAGTTTTTTTCAAAAAGAAGTTGAGCAAGAAAAAGTTCAAAAAACTTATCAACGCTTTTGCTCTAAAAAAACTTTATGAGATGACGAGGACGCAAAAAGACGGCGCCCACTATCAGTCGGGCTGGGATCGACTGGACGATAAAAAGATTTATGAGGACGTTTATCAGGGGTCTCATTGCTTTCGCAAAAAAAGACACGGCGGCGCTTGACAGAAAAAGGTTGGTACAGTACAATCATTGCAGAGGTAGTGCGTGTATTGAACGGTTGGATAACCCAGGGAAAGGAGTCAGTTGGAGAAGCTGATCCATTAAAAGAAGAATTTTTAAGAGTAGTTGCATGAATCAAAAGATAAAATGACCATTCACATCCACAGCATAGAAGGCGCGAGAAAAAGGATTGGGGTGATAAACTTGAAAGAAGCTTTGACCAGTCAGAACCTCCCGAAGATAATGAAAAAAATCCGCAGTAAATTCTCCCTAAAAACATACCCAACTTTAATAATCTCAGACCAAAAGACACTGCACAGACACAAAGAAGATCAAACAAGAAAAGTGAATCCCTTTACGGACCGATGGAGCCCAGGATCAACTTGGATCGAGCCTTCCATGTTAAGTTCTCACGGTAGGACAGGACACGCAAAGGCCGCCAGGAGTTGAATTGCAATGAACAGAAAAAAAGTGAGGAAAAGATCAGCACGAAGATGGACTGATAAATATGAGCTGGAGCACGCCGGTTATGGGATCGGGAAGATAGGCAAAGAAAGGCAAAGATGTGATCGCAGGGATAGTATAGGAATGAGTAGAGGCTAATGTTAAAGTGTTACTTTAACTTAATTATTATACATGTCATTTGAAACGCTTGAGGAGGTTATTGTAAACGTTTCAGAGCTAACTCAGGTGAGAGTTACGAGAAAAGAGAGTTCTAGCGCAGGAAAGGGCGTCGAAATACGAAAATGGTACAATTTTCCATCGAATGGAGAATGGAGACCGAGCCCGAAAGGCATATTTATAGCTGAAAAGATTTTCTGGAGAGATGTCATGCCAATCTTAAAACGATATGAGGAATCAATACGAAAATTGTAAGCATTTGAAACGAATGTAAAGATGGATTATGTTATGTTGCCTGATCGTGAAAAGGTTTAATTGATAGGGGTTTTGGAGATTTGAGCACGTAACATAACCATTATTATCGGAACTTGGAAGTGTCGCAACCAACTTTTGAAGTGAGAAATGCAGAATCAGACACCGTAAAGTCGGGTAAAACGATATGAAAAGTCAACATGGTTTTTTAATGCAAAGAAATGTAAATGAGACCCCGCACCGGTAGGCGGGTAGTCCGGGAGGGGGGGTGGGTGAATTTATCCCTATCCCAACTCACCAGAAAAGCATTAAAACGAAAATTCAATTTTAATATTAAATGGATTGCTGTAATGCCAAGCCACAATGCCAATTAGTCGAGCGGGGATAGGGTTTAATTGAAAGAATGGTATTAGAATGAACGAGTTGAAGGTGGCAGGTAGTACGGAGGGGATGTCAAACCGCAAGTTTCCGGTGGTATATGACTATGGCAATAAGGATTCAATAAATTTGAGCATGAGGGAGCGGTATGTATGTGACATGTGGTTGGAGTGCGGGAATTACGATAATGTTATGAAGATGGTGAATGAGAGGTTTAAGTGGAGGACGATAAGTAACAGGACGGTTAGCAGGTGGTTACATAGTGGGAAGGTGAGCAAGTATTTGATAAGGAGGATGG